GGTTGCGTGTTATTATTCCATTCATTTGGTATCAAAGGCATTAGACGATAACGAGAAGACATCATGCCATTCTCATCAATTGTCCAATTCTGTATCAAATTAGCTGTGGTTCCATCCGAAAATGGCATCTCACCCATGACACGGGCCAAGCCCACTGACACGCCCTTATACCCTTTCCAAGTAGCCATAAGCTCTCCTATGGTGGGGTGATGTCTGTTATTTTTCGATTGCGTGATGGTCCGATACGATGTCCTCTTGCAGAGATACCATTACCAAACCGACCCACTTGGTGGCCTGCCACATTGTATGTTCTGCGCAACCGTGTGATATGCTTTTTGTATTCATCCGTATAGAAGGCTTTGCGACTGGGTTCGCCGTCTCTATCACCCACAACCATGCTCGCCACAAGAGCGTATAAAGCATCGTAGCAATCCGGTGGGAGCCGTGGGGTGTCTGTATCGAATGTCAATTGTGGAGGACGACGAAACAGTCGCAAAAGGATTGGCGTTTCACTACTGATGCTTCGGTCAAATCGGATGTGAAAATGACCGTTAGTTGCCTTCAAAGTAATGCGTCTGTCCACTGGGTCATCATCACCACGATCAAGTATTCTGGTGACATATCCTTCAGTTACACGCCATAAATAATATGTATTGTCATTTTCAACAAAATCACCATGGACAGAGTCACCTCCACCTGGTTCTGTGTTTATACGACGACGAAAGAAAAACTTTTCAACCCCATGATGATGATATGACAATGCTGTGGTATCAGGACCATACCCATAAACATAATCAATGTCTGGAGTTGTAATTTCAATTGCACCACCTTGCCAGACAGTTGATACTTGGCCTGAAGGTTTACTTGGTGCTGATTGATAGAATGGTAGAAGCAGTCCTTCATTTGTGTTTAGGTATTTTTTCTGTCGTCCCCAAACATGGATTACAATATATTCAAAGGTTCCTGCTGGACCATATGATGTTTGCAGTTGTCCGTTAGAGTTAAATCCCCAAGCTTCAGTTAGATTCTTCTCTACTACCTGGATGACTCTTGTCTTTGGTGCATAATGAGGAGATGGCAATTGAAAAAAGCTACCACGAGCATAATACTCAGGTTGGCCCTCTAGTCGGAAGCCAACTGAGTTTCTGTAGTTTGTGAGGTCAGCGAGAAAAGTACTTTCCAAAATTGGAAATGGACTATTGTCGGGATCACGGATTACCTCCACTATTTGTTGAGCATCAGCTGGATAAGCATACTCTTCTGTAAATATTCTGTAGCCACTCATGTTTGTAGCTGCGGAAGCTCCAGTTGCATTTGGAGAGTCAAGTACAATGTACTGTATGTTGAGGTTTACATACACATCCTGTATGCGACGATAGTAAAACTTCCCATCAAATTGATATTCAAGTGTTCTACCACGCAAAGAGCCATCAAGAGCCAAAATGGGAGCTCCTGTGACAGGAACAATAGCCATGACTTTACTGTCAGCTGTTGTTGAAAGATTGCCGCCAGTAATCGCTGGCTCTGCCATGATGCGGGTCTCTTCATAAAGAAGTTGCTTAGGCAGCTCCGTCCACATCCTTCGGACTGCCATATTGATAAAAGTATTGAGGCGGGTGTCGCCTGAGTCTCCCCGATCAGGAAGTCCCAGACGAACCCGTACCTCGTTACGAATGTCGGCTAATGTGCCAAACATCGATCACCTAGAGCACATTGATGTATGCTTTGACAGTGTGTCGAGGATCAGCAGCCGGTGGTCCTGCACCGTTATCAACCTTTGTCGAAAGGGCAATACCAATGGCCTTTACGCTGTTACCAGCACCAGTAGAATATACTTCTGCTTCACGTATGTTACCTGAAGTTTGAAGCAGATCGCCTACAGCACCTGCGTATCCAGCATCAACCTTGACTTTGTTTACAACACCTTGGCATACGACAAATCCAAAGGCACCAGATGGTATATCACCAATCGCTACACCAGCAACCTTTTGTTTTTGGCTACCACCAAGACCAGATGCAGGAGCAGCTTCACCAAGTGTATACAAATTAGTGGTTCCTGCTGCATTTGTCAGACAGACATCGCCTTCTTTGATAGCTCCGGTAGCCTTAATCAAACGTACATATCGAAAAATTTGGTTTCCACTTTCGTCGCTATATACATCTTCATAAATCTTACCAACGAGTGCTGGTTTTTCAGCAGTAACTGAAAGAGCTGAAGCTCTAATTACATTTGACATTTTAAACTCCTATTATGTTAGATCAGCTGAACAGCCTTGGATCAAGAGCTGATGGACAGCCAACTGTGATTCAAGGAATACAAAACCAACATCCGCATCCATATTACCGTGCATAGTATGATCGGTAAACTTGGTAACTCGGAAGTCATTGTTAGCATTTACATAGTACTGAATACCATTTGGATTCAATAAGTAAACGAAATTAGTTGGAACTCCAGTAGGTGTGCTTGGATCAATACGAGCATCAGTCATGAAACGACTGTTGTAGTACTGAACACCATTGATTACATGAATTGTCTTTTGAGCCATTCCTCTTTCAAGATCTTCAGGTCGGTACATAATACCAGTTGAGTTTGAATAGGTTCGAATAGCATCACCGATTGCAATATGGTTTGCAATTGAGGTAAGACCGATTGAAATACCTTCAGTATCTTGCGCATATGAATCAGCTTTCATTTTGATTTCTTCTGCTACAGTCAGATAATCAGTTGCAAATCCTGCATGCTCACCAAATTGATTGAACCAGTTGTCTTGATCATTTACTGTATCTTCAGTTCGTGCAAGATTCATGTAAAGCTGACCAACCTGATTAGCAGGTGTATTGAAAATCAAAGCACCATTTTCGAAACCAGAAGAAGTCAAGCCTGTTTTGAAACCATTCAAAGTACCAAAACCAGTCAAGTTTCCAACATCACCAACATACATCTGACGAGCGACACTGTTTTGGAACGATTGCATAACAGCCATTGTAGTATCTTGAACCCAACGCTTCTTGTCTTCGTTTGACTGCATACGGTCACGATCAATGTGAGGCAAAATAATTGGCTTCACAAATCGTGCCCAGTCACCGAAGATGAAATCGAAGGTTTCCTTCTTGGCGAGAGGAATCTCAAGGTTGGTGCCGTTCAGCTCAGATATATCTGAGTGACCGGATTTGATACGAGGTACACGGACATTCGTACCACCACTGCGGATTACCTTGTTACGCTTACGCATGGCATCCAGCAGTGGGTTTTGTGAGTAGAAAGAAGGAATACTCTTCTTTACTACATCTGGAACTGTAAAGTTCGCAAATTCTAACAGACCCATGACGGTTCTCCTTTATTGTTACATGTCGAGTAAATACTCGCCTCTAGATAAAATATCATCGAAAGACATCTCTGATACATTAGTGACGGGCATATTCGGGGCCATTTCTCCCCCTGAAACGAGTGCTTGTTTGGCAGCGTTTGGATTAGGTTGACGACTAGGGGCTTCAGCTTTGACTGACTGAGGAGTTGGTCTAGAACTTGGTGCAGATCCACCATTTCTATAAATTGCCAGTTTATATGCATCGACCATTTTGTCATACAACGAGTCTCCAATATATCTACTATGAAACGCATCGTGCTGCATAGCTTCAATAAACGCTGCCTTTACAGCATCGTTTTGACTATCATAGTCTGGAAACTCGTTCATAAACAAGCGGTGGCACAGCTCAACATTTTCCGTGGATACTAAATCAAAGGACTCATTTAAAGAGTTATATTCCGTAATGATGGGCTGCATGTCACCTTTTTTGGCTGCATCTAGCCCTTCCATAAGTGTTGTAAACTGTTCACTTAATTCTTTATATTGACTAATTTGTTCTTCGAGCTCGCTCTGAGATTCTAAAACCAAGTTTAAGATCGGTTCTATCTCGTTACGAGCTTCCATACTTAGATTACTAAGATCTACTTCATCCCATGATTCATAAACCTTTGGTTCTGTAGATTCTTGTAGCTGCTCACTAGACGGGTCTTGGACTTCCTGCTGGACTTCCGATTCCGGCAGCTGGAGCTGCTGGTCCTGGTTGGGGACCTCCGAAGATGCCTCCTGGGACAAATCCGGCTGAGGCTCCGACTGGAACTCCAGCTCCGGTTGCGATGGGCTGCTGTCCGGCAAGCTCTCTTGCTCTGTTGACGGCAATGGCGAGGTCGATTGCTCCTGAGTTAACTCCATTTATAAACTCCTTCAGTTGTTCGGGTTGTTGAAGATCGAAAAGACCTGGATCTATGGCATCAATAACAGTTTGAAAAGCCATAAGTAATTCTGGTGTAAGTTCTGAGGTCGCCTTGTCTACTAGACCCATGGCTACCATTTTTGCTGTTGCTTGTTGTAAGTCCTCTGGTGGAATTGTCGCAAGCATTTGACCACCAGTTGGTTGAGCTGGTGCAGCTGATGCAGGTTCTTGCATTGGAGTGGCTTGTGTGCCTTGCTCCATTGCCATTTCTTCCCCACCAATAGCACTCTGTAATTCAGAAAGAGCACGATCAAGTTCTGCAGACAACTCCGCATCACTCATTTGTTCAAGCTGTTTCTGTTGTGGCGGTTCCATCCTTGATTGTTGACTCATACTCATCAGTAGCCTCCTTCCATCTGTTGTATTGTTGGGTGTTCCACCCTGTTACTTCTTGTATATCTTCTCTATCGACACGATCGAACCATGCGTTTCGACCATCTTGTGCGATTGTTTTTTCTTGATCTACAGTTTCATCTGTAGCATATTCTTTGTATTCACGCATTTCTTGAGCTGTACATTGTACCAAACCTTTGTCTTTTTCCCATGCTTTGATACATTTAGCATCCCTGAAAGACTCCTTTCTGTTTTTTCCTAAGAGATTATCTTCTGCTCTCATAAGATCAAAGAATATTTGCCCACCCAAACCAAAACCTGAAACTTGTCTAGTTGCATTTTCTCCGCAATGACAAGCACGAGTAGATTCTGCAAGTTGAGTTGAACGAACGATTGCTTTGTGAACATGTCCTTTTGAACATTGGTACTTGACAACTGGCATTAGATTTTACCTGACTCCATGGCCTCGATGACACGCTCTGAAATTTTTTGTACTAGCTTTTCTGGTAAACCCATATCCATGAAAAGTTCGGCTACGGGCATTTTATCTGCATGAACATACCCCTTTTCATCAAGCATAGTATGCTCCTCTTTGGTCTCAGCCATTTCGCTTTTGTTTGATTCCTTATCATACATCATGTGAGGTTCAAACTCATCATCATCTTTCATTGAATAGCTTTCATCGACCATTTTCATGGCATAGTCTTCTGGTTTCATTTTCATGTCCATAGGCATTTCAGGTGCTTCGAGAAGTATAAGTGCAATACTTTCTTTGTCGCCTTGTCGTGCCTTGTCACACATTGATTTTGAATACTTCATAATAAACTCCTACTGTTGGGGAAATGGTAATTGTTGGCCCATTTGAGCCATCGCTGCTTCTCCTGCTGCGATTTCTTGTTCTTCTCTTTCATAATCATCTCTTAGAATACTTGGTCGAACGCCAAACATATCTACAAGTTCTTTGGTGATTTCTCTCCAGTTTACTTCATCATTTGAAGGTGTTGAAGCCAACTGACCAAGCAATGCTACGAGTTGCTGCCTTCTGACTATCTTATCTTCCATCAAAGGACTGAATGGCAATACACGGAACTGTGGAGAGTTTTCTACTATCTCTCTCGATATGACATCTGGTTCGACATCAATCTGGGTCAGCCTTGTAATCATTTTCATATCTATATTAGATGCCTCTTGATTCTGAATGGCCCATCTAAGAATACCCATCGCCTTATCAAAACCTCTTTTGACAAACTTTGTCAAGACTCTAGTTCGAACTTGCATACGACCTTGAACAGATGCTTGTACCATATTTGCTTCAGCTGCAGTTCTAATGTTTTTGACTTGACCTCTTTGATAATCAGCCATACCTGCAATGTTTTTGATATGAATAGTTGCTTGATCTAAATGACGGTTGAAGTCAAAGGTTGTTGGCATATCAGGTGTCACATAAATCATATCTCCAACCAAAGCTTGACCATCTGTTTCCACTGGCACAGGTTCATATGTTTGACTGTTCATAAACCTTGAAGCATCTTCTTCGTTTGGGAACATAGCTTTGTCATAGAACATACGCTTTGGCAACCTTCGCACAATCTCTCTACGAGCTGACACCAGCTCATTGATGTCCTGCTGCAGAGGTGCCAACAAAGACACATCTGGGATACCTCGAAGACGACCGACACCATCATGAAAAACAAGTTGGTCATATGGGTTTCCATAAGGCAGCTCAGTAATCATAAGTATTTGATTGGAGCCTGTATGAACATGATACAAAAGATTCTTTCTGAAATCCCAATACTCATGCATTGTGACATACTCTTTGAGCATTTCACGCTCATATTGTTTGTCACCGTACCCACCAGTTGAAAAATCATCTATGAGTGATCTTGGAAATGTATCAGGTTTGATGGCTTTGCCATTTTGCAAAACATAGTATCCGCTTTCTATTCTGCTTCTCAACTGTGTATGGTGCAATATAAATCTTTCACTAGCCCAAGATATATCTGAAAGTCTTTTAGCCGATGGGTCGAATTGAACTTCCCATGGCATTTTCATACGCCAAATGACTTGTCCTCTTTCGGCAGACCATGTAATTTTCCGAACCGCTCCGATAGAAAAAAGCATTGCATGCAAAGTGGCTTCTCTTGTGGTCTCATCAAGATTGTCTCTATCTGCCATCCAGTTCAACACAGATGCAATTCTTCGACCAGTAAAAGTAGAATCATCAAAACGATCTGGCACTTCATATGTTCTTTGTCGAACATCAATGACCTCGCATTGTGGAAGGTCCAAAGCAAGAGAAGATGTAATAGTATCTAAGATCGGAAAGATTTCGTTTTGTTGAGCATTGTAGTTTTCAAGCTCTGACATGATAGGATAGCCATCACCTTCCCAAAACTTTCCACGCCAATAACTTAAGTTTCTGGCATCTTCACGGGCAATGTTTTTTTTATAGTATTCTTCAGACTGCTTAATTACACCTATGATGTATTTAGAAGTCTTCTGTAACTTTTCTTTTTCAGACATCGGTTGTGCCTGACTTTGGTTATCTTGTTTCATACGTGCTTACCCCATGGTGTGTTGGCACCCTGATTTGCAGATGCATCTATTCTTCGTTGTAACCTGAGCATTGCCTCAGCCGCCAATTGTTTTGGATCCTTTCTTCTAGATCTCCACTGAGAACCTCTTCTCTGCATATACGCCCATGCAGCTCCAGCCCATGCAGAAGCCAAGTCATAGTGTCCA